GTGAAGTCAAGTAACTGAGAAAATCATGTTGTGACAGCTCTTTCAGAGCTTCTCGAACTGCTCTTTTAGGTCTTTCATGGCTTGTGACTAGGTTGATGATGTTGCTTTTGGAGTAAGTTGGCATATCAATGTCACTTAAAAGATTGTGGTAAGTCAAATCTCTCTCATATTTCGGTATCTTTAAATCTGACAGAATTAAGGAAAGAGCATTACTAACTGTGCCCTTAATGAGCTTATAATTGTTGATACATTTTGACAAATATGAGCCTGATACTAGCTTGGCAGGATCTAGTTCACACAACCCTCCTAACTCCAATGGGCACTTAAAAGGGTCAAATTTATCAGACAAGTAATCATTTGTTGATTTAGTTTGCTCTAGTGAGACTAAGCTGTTGACTATCTGTGACCATAGTGCCCCTATGAAACTGCCTTCTTTTCTTAGATATTCTTCAGATGATGTGCTAGCTTTGAGAGCTATTGAATAGTAATCTTGGTCATGAGAATAGTCAACATATGACAGTCTGCTTTTGATGCTCGGCATGTATGTCCCTGATAATGTCATAAATATGCTATTAAACTCAGCAAGATATTGATTGTGCACACTTTTGGTCATGTTCCTTTTGATTCCTGAAGTGAGTCCCACTTTATTGTGAACTTGAGCAGTTTTCTTTATAATCTTGTAGAGTCCAGTGGAGTCACCAGTCTTTAGATAGTAAAGAATCCTCATTGAATCATCAGATGTGACAAAAGAGTCAATTTGTAGGTTGTCAGATTGGAATATACGCTTGTTTATGCGGTTGGATGCTCTCATAACATCAGAACCATAAACACTACTCGTGGCACCCAATATTCCCTGGAACATTCCCTCAGGAGAGAATATTATTTGGTGTCTCAAATTGCCCATTGATTCACTCATTTCCTTTAACTTCATCAATGCCCTCATGGTGGAATCATTGCTTGATTCATTGGATTGGTACTCTGGGTCAGAAAGGCAATAAAAATACTCATCTGGTATTTTAAAAACCTTATTTGAGAACTGAATGTGGAGCTTAAATAATAGGTTTCTAATTATATTGGTTTTGGTTTTAAATCCTTGCATAAAGTAAAGGATGTAGGGTAGCATGCTAGGGCCCCATTTGCTTTGATCTGCATTGTCATAAACCACTGTGTGGCCATTTATGCGATTTAAGCGACTTTTTTTTACACTGTTCTTCACAGTTTCATCCTTGTATTTTTTTTCAATTTGATTTACAAGGTCAGGGTTGTCACCAGACTGCTCACAG